GTACGCCGAGGGCGCGGAGGTGCTACTCGTCGCTCTGGCCGTTGACGACGAGCCGGTGCAGGTCTGGGACACGCAGGACGCCGTCAACTGGCGCGAGGCGTTGACCCAAGCCATCGGCAAAGCCGATCGCGTTGTGATCCATAACAGCGCCTTCGACCGCACGGTGCTCCGGCACTGCGGAGTAGACTTGCCTGTGGAAAAGATTGATGACACCATGGTCACGGCGCTGGCCCACAGCCTTCCGGGGTCACTGGGTCAGCTCTGCGACGTTCTCGGTGTTCCGCAAGATAAGTCGAAGGACAAGGCGGGTCGCCGGTACATTCAGTTGTTCACCAAGCCGTGCCCCAAGAACTGGAAGATACGGCGCGCGACGCGGGAGACGCATCCGGATGAGTGGCAAGGCTTTGTCGAATACGCCCGGCTCGATGTGGACGCGATGCGACACATACATGGACGTCTGCCGAATTGGAACAGTACACACGGTGAGCAGCACCTTTGGCGGCTTGACCAAAGAATTAATGACCGTGGTGTCGCCATCGACCTTGAACTCGCGCAATCCGCAATCCGAGCTTTTCAACGAGCTTCGCGAGCTTTGGCCGCTCGTTCAGCCGCTCTGACAGGCGGGCACGTCTCCTCGACCACCCAGCGCCAGCGCTTCATCGACTACCTGCGCGAGGTGCGGGGCTTCGAGGCCGAAGACCTGACCAAGGGCACGGTCGAGAGCCTGCTCAAGGACGCTGAGCTGGACCCGAAGGTGCGCGAGCTGCTGGAGATCCGCCAGCAGGCCGCAGCGACGTCTCCGGCCAAGTACAAGGTGCTGATCGAGGCGACGTCGAGCGATGGCCGCCTGCGCGGCACGATCCAGTTCTGCGGGGCCGCCCGCACTGGGCGCGACGCGGGCCGCATCTTCCAGCCGCAGAACCTGCCCCGATCGCCCGACTGGTTCGACGGGGACGTGCAGGAGGCCACGATCGAGGCCTTCAAGCACGACTGCGAGGACATCATCTACGACAACGTCAGCGAGCGCTGCGCCTTCGCCGTGCGCGGGTCGCTGCTGGCCGAACCCGGCAACAAGCTGGTCATCGCCGACCTGTCGAACATCGAAGGGCGCGTGCTGGCGTGGCTGGCTGGCGAGGACTGGAAGATCGAGGCGTTCAAGCTGTACGACCGGGGTGAAGGCCCTGACCTGTACAAGGTGACCGCCGGGCGCATCCTCGACAAGGATCCCTACGAGATCACGAAGTCCGAGCGCCAGACGCAGGGTAAGGTGCCTGAGCTGGCCGGGGGCTACGGCGGCGGCCTCGGTGCCTACCGCAAGATGGGCGGCGACGTGTTCAACGCCATGGACGACGACGCGATCATGGAGATCGTGCAGGCGTGGCGCGCGGCGCACCCGGCGACCAAGAAGCTGTGGTACGACGTCGAGGGCGCGGTGCGCTCGGCAGTCCGGGCACCGGACGAGAGCTTCGAGGTTCGCGGCCTGCTGCGCGTGGACAGCGCCAAGGGGCCGGACGACGTGGACTACGTCCGCATCCGCCTGCCGAGCGGTCGCTACCTGTGCTACCGCAACATGCACATCAACGAGGATGGGCAGCTCGTCTACGAGGGCATCAACCAGTACACCCGCAAGTGGGAGCTGCTGGAGACGTACTACGGCAAGCTGGTCGAAAACATCGTTCAGGCCGTGGCGCGCGACGTGTTCATGACCGGCATGCGCAAGGCCGAGGAGGCTGGCTACAGCGTCGTCCTGCGCGTCCACGACGAGCTGGTCTGCGAAGTGCCGGACGATCCTTCCTTCACGCATGAGGCCCTTGCTGGCATGATGGGGACCAACCCAAGCTGGTCGGTCGGCTTGCCGCTGGCCGCCGCCGGGTTCGAGGCCCACCGCTACAGGAAGGAGTAGCCATGACGCCCGCTGGCAAGCTGCAAGACCACCTCAAGCACGTCGTGCAGGGCAGCGGGGGCCAGTACCGCAAGGTGCGCTGGGAGGGCCGCAACGGCTGCCCAGACTGCCTGATCTGGTGGGACTGGCCCCACATGGCCTTCGTCGAGATAAAGGCCTTCGGCGATCGGGTCAGCAAGGTGCAGGATCGGGAGATTGAGCGCATGAAGAACTACGGCATCCCGGTGTTTATCGCCCGGACGGTCGAGGAAATCGACGACATCGTAAAAAAAGTGAGAAAGGGGGTTGCAACCTGACGTTGCATGGAGTATAAGGGCGCATCAGCAACGAAGGAGTAACCAATGTCCAAGACCTACGAAGCCTACGCTGTCTACGAAAACGGTGACCGCGCTGTGTACGAGGGCCTGACCAAGGCCGCCGCACTGCGCCGCTACGCCCGGTTTCAGTACGAACTCAGCAAAGGCCTTTACGGCGTATCTGGCCCGATCAAGAGCTTCGGCTGGAGGCTCGAAGCATGAAGACCGAGCGTGAGATCAAGGCCATCGCCTACAGCCTTGCCGACGAGATCGAAACCCGCGCTCAGCCCCGCCTCAAAGCGGGGATGAGCCGGGAGCAGGCCTTGATGCTGACCATCCTAGAGATGGGCGGCAAGATCTCGATCGTGAAAGGGTAATGACCTTCAAGCCACACCCCTACCAAGAAGAGGCCATGGCGCACCTGTACAAGGTGCGCCGTGCGGCCCTGTGGATGCCGATGGGCGGCGGGAAGACCGTGACGACCCTGACCGCTCTGGACACCCTGAGCGTGGTCGAGGACGTCTTCCCGGCGCTAGTGCTGGCACCGCTGCGCGTCGCTCGATCGACATGGCCTGACGAGGTCAAGAAGTGGCCGCACCTGTCCCACCTCCGGGTCAGCGTCATCACCGGCACGCCCAAGCAGCGTGAGCGGGCGCTGGCCGCCGAGGCGGACATCTACTGCACCAACTACGACAACCTCGTCTGGCTGCGCAAAGAGCTGGGCGACGCGTGGCCGTTCAAGACGGTCGTGGCCGATGAGTTCACGCGCCTGAAGTCCTTCAGGATACGTCAGGGCGGCTCCAGAGCGCGTGCGCTGGGTCAGGTGGTTCACACCCACGTCAGCCGCTTCATCGGCCTCACAGGGACGCCCGCGCCAAACGGCGTGAAGGATCTCTGGGGCCAGATCTGGTTCCTCGATCAGGGCGAGCGGCTGGGGCGCACGTTCAGCGCCTTCGAGCAGCGCTGGTTCCGCAAGGGCTACGACGGCTACAGCCTCGTCCCTTACGAGCACACGCAGAAGGAGGTCGAGGACAAGCTGCGCGACATCTGCCTGACGGTGCAAGGCCTGCAAGTCGATGAACCGATCACCAGCCCGGTCTACGTCGAGCTGCCACCCATGGCACGCAAGGTGTACGACGCGATGGAGAAGGAGATGTTCGCCGTCCTGAACGAGGAGGGCGTCGAGGCGGCCAACGCGGCTGTGCGGACGCAGAAGTGCTTGCAGCTTGCCAACGGCGCGCTGTACGTGGACGACGACGGTAACTGGGAGGCAGCCCACGATGCTAAACTGGATGCGCTCGAAAGCATCATCGAAGAAGCCAACGGCGCGCCGGTTCTCGTGGCCTACAATTTCAAGCACGATCTGGAGCGGCTACGGGGTCGCTTCCGTCAAGGTCGGGTGCTGGACGCTGACCCTGACACGATCAGGGACTGGAACGCCGGGCGGATTTCGATCCTATTCGCTCACCCTGCGTCGGCAGGTCACGGGCTGAACCTTGCCGATGGCGGCAACATCCTCGCCTTCTTCGGTGTCAACTGGAACCTCGAAGAGCATATGCAGATCATTGAGCGCATCGGCCCGATGCGCCAGAAGCAGGCTGGGTACGATCGCCCAGTCTTTGTTTACCCGATCCTTGCCCGAGACACGGTCGATGATCTGGTCATGGAGCGGCTGACCACGAAGAAGAGCACCCAAGAGGTGCTGCTGGAAGCCCTCAAGAGGAGGAAGAAATGAGCAAGAAAGCTGACAGCTATATCTGTTCCACCTGCGGCGTGGAGCACGACACCCTGATCAAGACGATGGCCTGTTTTAACAGCCATGAGGCGCAGGCCGGTGAGTTCGTCGAGGAGGGCCAGCCGTACCCGCCCAAGGCCCCTGAGCTGCTGGGGCGCGCTGCTGCGCTCATGCACGAACGCGGCAAGGCGTATGACGAGCCGCAGGGCGAGCGGTCGATGGGCAAGACCGTGGCGGCGTTCAACGCCATCACCGGTCGCGACCTGACCGAGAGCGAGGGCTGGCTGTTCATGACCACGCTCAAGTCAGTGCGCGGCTTCACCCGCGAAGAGTGGCACCAAGACAGCTTCGAAGACCTGATCGCCTACGCGGCGCTCATGGCCGAGGCGAAGGGATCAGGAAGATAAGACCATGGAAACGAAATTGCAGAAATACGAGCGCCTCGAACGCGAGGGGCCGATTGTCCCTGAGCCACTACCAGAGGCGAAGAGGCGGCGGCTCGAAGGAGCCGCGCGCCAGTACCAAAACAAGCGCTTTGCGCCCTACGACTATTCTTCGGGCGTAGCGGCCAAGGACGAGGCCGAGTAGCCAAGGGCCGCCAGCGCCGCGATGGGGGAAACACCCTTGCGGATAAGCTCGACGGCCTTCGGCCAGTCTGCCTCGGCGAGGAAGCGACGGGTGTTCTGGATGTCACCACGATAGCTAGTCGCCCCCTCGTTCTTCATCTCAAGGTCGCGCAGGTATTTCTGGCGTAGAGCTTCACGAACGGCTTCGCTCTCGCCGACCTTCAAGGCCAGCTCTTGCGGGTTCTGCGCGAACTCTTCGAGCAGCCCGATGGTTGCCTCGCCGGAGTACGGTGCAGTCGGAACGATGCCCTCGTCGCCCCACTTACCGATGCCCGGCGTGTACACCCCAGTGCCACCGGCCTTAACCGGAGTGCTCCCCGGAAGCAGGCTCGAAAGGTACTTGGCGTCCAGCTCGCGGAGTGACTTTCCGCTCTCTTCCGGGTTGTACGGGAAGACGTAGGCACCGCGATTGGTGGCCGTCGCGCCGTACTTGTCAGCCAAGGGGCCGAGGGCTTCGAGTACGGACTGAAGCTGCTCGGAAGTAGGCTGCGCGCCACCGGTGTCGAGAAGCAGGGCGTTTTTACCCGAGAGCGACCGGAGCGTGTTAGGCAGATTAGCCGCGCCCGCTTCCTGTGCGTCGGCCACGGCGCGGAAGCGCTCAAGGGCAGTCACCGCGTTTTCAGTTAGCGGCGCTATCCGTGCGCCACCGCCGGTAGGGTAGTCAACCAGAGGGCGCGCGATGTTGAGCGGGTTGTACTCCCACTCGCCAGCCATGTTTTTGTACGCCCCGGCGCTCTCGATCGTCGGGAGCTGACGGAGGCCTGCCGCGCTGTACAGCACGTCGCGGTCGCCCGCGCCAACGCTCGGCGGCATGTCGATGAGGCCCGCGTCGATCGCGCCTGCCTCCGGGGACGGCTGCGCCCATGCGCCGCGTGCGCCGTAAGCGCGCTTGGCCTCCGGGGTCATCTCGATAACCTCGGGGAGGTGGCCGGTCGAAGCACCCGGCGCGTACTCGTATGTCGCGCTCATGGTGTGCTTGGGGAAATAGTCAGCCGGGGTCTTGTTGGCCTCCAGTAGAGCGGCCTTCATGCCCTCTATCGGCTCGCCGCCGAAGCGCCCGGTCGGGCTGTTGCCGCGCGAGTACAGATCCTGCGCTTTGCCGTAGACCCAAGGGATCTCCTGCATCTGCTCGCCGAGCCAGTCGGTCTTGCCGCCCATGGCGCGCTCGTTGGCGCGCTGGGTCATGAGCGCGGTCTCCGCGTCCATCACCGGGTGCATGGTGTCGCTGACAGCCGCCTTCCACGGATTACCCTGCGGGTCCGTGTAGCCCATGCTCTGCGCCCAGCGGAAGTCGTTCACGCCGAACAGACCGCTTCCGGGCACGCGCGGGTCTTGCTTGGCCATGTACTCGCCGGTCTTGTCGCCCAGTACAGCCAAGCGATTGTTAGCCACGGCGCTGTCGAGCGTCTCCTGCCCCGCGCCACGGAAGGCCATGCCCGGCTCGCCCAGAGCACGCGAGTTGAGGTGCTTCAACGCGAAGCCAAGTTCGCTCTCGGGGGATACACCGGCGCTATAGACGCCGTGCTGTTCGAGGACGCGGGGGAGCTGATACGGCTCGTTACTTATCGCCATCCCCGCGCGGGAGCGGTTGTACCACCTCCCAAGGTTTTCCGGGTCAGCCAACCGGATTGCATCGGCGGCGTCCTGCACCTGAGTGTCGAGGTTGCGGCGCATAACGCCGAGACCGCTGGGGTTCTCAACCGTGCGAGGGAAGCCGATGTAGCCGCTCTCGGTGCGCTTGAGGTGCTCGCCCTTCTTGGCGGCGGACAGGACGGCCTCCGGGCCTTCCTTGGCCTGCATCTCGCGGTACACAGTCGGGCTGACCTTGCCGCGCTTGCCGCTGATCTGGCGCTGGCTGCGCTTCTCGCTGGTAGCAACCTGCTTCGCGCGCTTGCTCTCTTGCGCCTGCTTCGAGCCGAACTTTTTGTACACCGCCATCTCTTCGTCGGTGTAAGCACGCCCCGGCTCAGGCTTGGGGCGCACCGCCAGCTTGTTGGAGGACATGGACTTTGCAGCGGCACGCGCCTCGGCGGCGGTGGCGTCGTCCGTAAGGACGGAGCGCAGCTTTTTGACGACTGCGTCGCCGAACTCTGACGCCAGTTTAGCTGCGGATTTCTGCCAACTCATCGCCGTCCCTTACGTGCGCGCCGAACCTCAAGGCCCTTCTTTATACCAGAATTAGCGGCGCGGACACCCAGACTGCCCGCGATATTGATGGGCGCGTCTTCCGCGATCTGGCGGGGCGCGTCGGCCATCGTATCTGCCGAACCGATTGACTGGACGACACCGGTAAGGCCCTCGTCAAGAAAAGGCATCGCGCGGCTCGCCTTGACCGCGAAGCGCGGGGCGAACCGTTCCGCCGCCATGGTTACGGGCTCAGCCATGGCCCGAGCGACGCGCGGGAGCATCGACAGGCTTGAGGCGGCAGCCCCCTGACCGCCCGGCACAAAAGCACCGACAACGCCGGGGGCCAGCGCGCCACCGAACTCTCCAGCAAGCGCGGCCTTGGGGTTCTGCTCGGCCCACCTCTGGCGCTCGGCCTGAACCTGCGCCTTGAGCTGGCGATAGCGGTTCACGTCACCCTGCGCCATGGCGCGGATGGCGGCCTCAATCTCGTCCGCGTTGTTGAAGGTCAGACCTTCAAGGACCGATCGCCCGAGGTTGCCGAGATAGCCAGCCACTTAGTAACCTCCGATCCGACCGCCGTAGGCCTTCTTAACCGGCGCGGGAATGCGTTCACCTGAGGTCGTGATGATCTCGTTGGTCTCGGGGTCGTACTTCTCACCCGACAGCAACGGGACGTCGGGCGCGGTGTCGCGCACGTTGGGCAACATCTCAAAACCACCGTAGCCATACCGGCGGCGCAGCTCTTGGAGGTTGTCCGGACGGTCGGCCATACCGGCGCGGGCGCCCCCGCCTACCGGAGCCGCCACGTACTGCGGATTGTTGCGGATCAGCTCAGCCAAGTCGCGCACGGCAGCCGGGCGCTCTCCGGCAATCGCGGTGTTGACCAGAGGCCGAATGCCCGGAGCGTTAGCCACGCCCATGGCGATGTTCGCCGGGATTGAGAACGGCGCGGCCAAAGCGCCGCCGGAGAAGCCAAGGCCACGTTCGATCCGCGACACTTCGCCCGGAGGCGCGGCACCAAGCGCTTCAACGCCTTGCTCGGCCAGTTCTTGCCCGCGCGCCTCGCCGCGAACGAAGGCGCGGTTGCGAGCCGAAATGTCGCCCTTGCGCGACGCGGCGACAGCCTGCTTCGGGGTGAACTCGCCGGGCGCGTTGCCGAGGTTGCGGGCTGCCTCTTCGGCGCGGGTAAGGATGCCGTAACCACGGTCCGCCCGGTCAAGCAGATCGACAGCTTCGGGTGCGGAGTTACGGCGCGCGTTGGCATCAAGCATCCGCTGAAGTTCAG